TTCTATCAACTCCTTTCATGAAATCATGAAACATATTTATGAAATTTTCAAAGTTTCTTAATCAACTAAATGGGAATTCTTACGAACCATTTACGATTGAAACAACTTAATAATTTTCCTCTTTAAACATCAGCAACTTAATGCCTCCCCATATGGTATCGTTGGCGTTTATCGTCAATGTAGATGTGTCATCACTGTATGTACCCGAAAAAGTCCTGCCTGCCACAAAGTCTGCAATTTTAATAAAATTTACTGCCCGTTTTGCCGATGCAACATCAATAAAGACAATGTACATAAATCCATTATTTTGTGAAGTTGCTCCGTACATGATAAACGATGTATAGGTGTTCTTATTAAGCTTAATATTTATAGAAAACGTTGAAAGATTTTGAGTTTTAATGAAGACCCGGTTATTTAATTCATTAAGCGCTCCAACCACCGTCTTGTTGCTCGTCTGCAAGTTGCTGATAACCGCATTGGTCAGTTTTCCAACAATCCAGTTCCAGATTCCACTGAACGGCGAAAGCTTGTTTGCCTTCGATGTTGCGTCATAAATCATCAGTGTGTCGTTGTCCGCCGGTGTTGCTTTCTGTGTGTACTCGTTAAATTTACCCATTACTGTAATCTCCTTTCTAATTCCTTGATACGTTTGTCTTGCTCGTCAACCTTTGCGCTAAGTTCCTGTATGGCTTTAATGGCGTAGTTGAGAAGATACGGACTATTAATCTGTTTAATGTCCATCTCACCATTTTCGTCATATCCGCCGCCCAGAGCCAAGTTTGGGTCGATTTCTTCCAATTCATCCGCCACAAAGCCGATGTTTTGATGCCATCCGCCCATCCGCTCTTTCCAGTCAAACTGACGGACTTTCATCTGATTAACCGTTTCAAGAGCGTCTGTTTCACTGTTTTTGACGTTTTCTTTTAGACGGATGTCAGAAATATTCAAGTTCGTATAAATATAATGCATTGAATAAGAACTGCCGCCCCACTGTGCTTTTACACCAAGGCGATAATTACTATGTTCGGTACCGGCTCCATATCCATTTGCGTGATAGTCAGAATTCAAAAAAGCTACTCGATTCCCGTCGACAGTAACAGATGCTATGGGTTGCCTCGTTACCGCTTCGCTCGCTTTTTTACTTTGATTTTCATAATCATAAAAAAGGAGTCTGCCTTCTATTTTGGCATCTTTACGGACTGTCAGTTTGTCTAACTCGCCTATGATGTTAGCAAGTGAATCGAATGAAATTATGCTTTTTTCAAGATGCAAGTCTTCGTCTGTACCCGTACCACCGCCTGCTATATCCTCGGTAAAGGTCAAACCTTTCTTGTTAAATGCAATTTTACCCTTTGCATTTTTATCGGTCAGTGTCGTCGCTCTAGTTTCTATTCCGTTTTGTCCAACGGTTAAAATCAAACTTCCGGAGCTATCGTATATTTTCATCAAGCCGTTTCCGTCATTCTGCCCGCCGAGTGCAAGTGTTCCACCTTTTGCGGCATTGAACGAAATATACAATGTCTGGTTTCCACTCTCATCTTTTTCGTAGTACAATCCCTTGAATTTTCCGCTGTCTGACAGAATATCAACTATCTGTTCCTGTGTCAGTGATGCTACATCAACCGCTACGGAAAAAGTCTGATAGTCCGCAAGTTTCGTTTTCGACTGGTCAAAATACAGTGAAACCTTGAGCATGTCATGTGCCTTGAGTGACAGTCCGTTGACATTAATCTTCAGACGGTCAAGTGCCGCAGTCTGTGATACCGTGAGTGTTGCCCATGTAGCGCCGTTGTCGGTGGATTTTTCCAGTTTCCACCAACCTTTTTGTGACTGTGCAATCTCGCCGTTTCCGTCACGATAGAACGAATCCACAATGAGCGATGCCGGCGTTATCTTCTTGTCTGCTCCCATCAGTAACACATCTGCATTGCTCTGGAAGAAGTAAGTCCTTCCGGCAGTACCCGGTTCACCCTTAATCTTTGTCCAGCTATATTTCGTCGGGTCGGTGCTATCGTCTGGCGTGTAATCGGTATACTGCCCGATATACAGCTTATTGACGCTATCATCCACAGAGAAACCTGTTCTACCATCCGCACTGTTGGCATATGCGATATGGAAGTACGGCGTTTTTCCATTTACTCCCGGTGTTCCCGGCACGCCCTGCGCTCCGTCTGCCCCCTTAATCAGTGACCACGTATACTTCGTCGGGTCTGTGCTGTCGGCTTCCACGAAGTCCACGTACATGCCGATATATTCACGGTTTCCGTCAGATACCGAAAAGTCTGTTTTGCCATCCGCACTGTTGGCATAGGCAAGGTGCGTGTACTGTGTCTTTCCGTCCTCACCGTCTTTTCCCGGGATGCCGTTTTCTCCGTCTTTTCCGTCATATCCATCAACGCCACGGAACCGGCTCCATGTGTAGTCTGCCGGATTAGTGCTTTCTGTAGCCGTGTCCTTATTCGTTGCAATGCCGATATAGGTCGCCTGTGTCACCGTATAGATTTGCTCTCCAGCACTGTCCAGAATCGGACTACCGGTGGAATCTAACAGTGGCACATAATCCGGGTTGTCTGACATGTCAAGTCCATCCGGTCTTGTGGCGTATTTCATCCACGTATAAGACGACTTGCCGTCTGCTCCCTTTGGCCCCTGTGCGCCTTGGTCGCCCTCGAATTTCGCCCACGTGTATTTGCTCGGGTCGGTGCTGTCAACGCCGGAAAAGTCCGTATAAGTTCCGATATACTTGTTTGGTGTCTTGCTCATCTGCGCCGAAGTCGGGTTCTGTACCGGTGCGTACTGGATATGCAGATACGTTGTCTTTCCATCTGTTCCAATGCCCGGAATTCCCTGCGGTCCGGCGTACTGTTTCGCAAGTGAGAACTGTTTCGATACGACAAGGTTATTCAAGTATGCCGCCTTGATGTTCACCCATCCGCTGTCTGCGGTCAGCCCGGTAACGGTGTATGTCTTAGTTTCCTTATTCCAGTTTCCCTGTACGTTTTGGGACGTTGTAATCGTATACGTACAGTTATCCGTAATATCCTGTGTGCCGTACATAACGGTCGCTGTTGTGGTGCACTCCGGGAACTCTGTATAGTTTCCGTCGCTGTCAACTGGGATGCCTTGATAGTCGTTATCAAGCTGCATGGTCATGTTTCTGGCCAGAGCTGCCATGTTCTCAACATCTTCAATCTTTTCATCAAGTGGTTTACCGCCGATCGTCACATAACTTCCGTCAAGGGTAACTGATCCGGTATCCATATCCGCTTCAAATATCGCATTTCCACTTTTGTCTCTTACGATGAGCGTTCCTGCGTTAATATAGTCGGCGTTGATGCCCTCTGCATAGAGTAGCCTGGTTATTAATTCGCCAGTCACCGCAAAACCGTAAGGATACGTTTTTCCACCATCAATCGACACGGCAAACGCCTCCGCTGTCAGCTTCCAAATTATATTAGATTCTGCTATGGTCGGCTTGTTGTGCATATAGTATATGATACTACCATCCTGTTGTGGCTCCTGTGTCATATACAGACCGCTCGAAGAGCTGAGTGTTTCAGCTAATCTCCGTATAGCCTCTTCTCTTGCGGACGTTTCTTTTTGTACCATCCGGCGCGCTGCAACTATAGCTTTCGTGCTATTCCCGTAAAAGTCACTACTGCCTCTGATCGGATCATCGGCCTGTGTCTTAACTGTAGTCAGGCCGCCCACGTTACCTGATACATCTGTCAGAGGAGTAAGGTATTTGTTCCCTAACCGGTCGTAAGTATACATCATGTCGCCAAACTCGACGAGCGGGTCGTATACCAGATCGCCCTCAAGATTCCGGAATCGTGCCCCTACAATCTGTTCGCCGATAATATTCGCCACCGTCTGAAGCTGATCGGTGTCAATCAACTCGTTCTCAAGTTCAAGGACGTACCCTTCCTCTCCGTACATGCCGGAATAATCAGTCTCAGTATCGTCGTTTGACTGCCCGTTCGTTACCTTAATTCCGGTTATGACTATATCATCACTGGAAAGCGCAGGCGGGTTCGCATAAGCCATCAGTCTCTGAACGTCACTACCCGGGCCGGATGTGAGAGCCAGGAACCCCTCTGCGTTAATAGTCCATCCTGGCAGAGAAACAAAACCGTCGGTATCAATAGACGGGCTAGCATCACCGAAATGAATAAACCCATCTGCGTCCACGGTCGCAGCATTGTCAGATTCCATTTTCCCAAAGTCCCATTTTACAAACTGTAGATTCCCGGAATAATCAATCCGGGCATTCGCAGACTCAACCATGGCCGCATATCCAAACAGCTGGCGAAACGTCATACTGTCAGGAACGCTTCTTATTATTATAATATCGCCATGGTCCATGGTTAGATTCATGCCTATGCCGACAGTCTTACAAGCATCTCTGACAAGGTTAATGAGCGACTGCGGTAGTTTCAATCCGCTGGTATATGTCTTATTTGCCTTATACATATCATCCAACGCCGTAACATTGATGATATCCGAATACTGCTCCGGCGTAGTGACTGTATAGACTCCCTTGTCTATAGTTTCGATGATGTCTTTTGTAGCTGCCTGCGTTGCGATGATAGGATCGCCGGTACTGTCCAGAATCGGGTTATAACTTTCGTCCAGCAGCGTGCTTACAGATTCCGGTGCTGCATACGACGTCTGAAGCTTCAGATAAGCATGAATCTTAGCTCCGTAAAAGTTGTAGTTCTTCCACTGCTCCTGATCGTTATTAATGCTCAGCGTCAGCGTTTTACAGATAGTAGCGCCGACCGGAAAGCTACTGCTCTCTGCACAGTCAGAAAACCCGTTGTCGCCGTTCATGATATCTTTGTTGATGGTCTTTTTTGTTCCGTCAGGAAAGGTGATATCCACTACCATTCTGACTGGCTCACCAGCTTCAAGCTTTTCTCTAAATGCGTTACTTACGTTAATCACAGTGGATTCACCCCCGTCATGTTAAACTCTAATGTTGACATAATCTTTCTATCGTCCGACAGTTCCCCGATAGCTATGTTTTGTGTCTGACCTACGTAGAACGGAGCGTCTCTCCAAACTCCGTAATACGGCGAAAAATAATGTAGCGTAAATTTATGTCCTTTTGCTATCATTTGCAAAATCTTAGTTGCTTCCTCCATTGGGAGGTCGCTACCCTTATATGTATACTGTTCTACAGTGAACATTGGCGTGAAGTAGCCTACGCCGTACTGCGTCCTCTGACTGGATTCCGTGTAAGTCGTGGCAAAGGAGAGCGCAAGGTCTTTATCTGGCTGCCAAATCACTGTTCCATTGATTTTATACTTTTCCATGACGCCCTCCTTTCTATGCCATCTCAAACGGGTTTCTGCCGCTTGTATCTCGTCTCATCTGCGCTTCTTTCATCATCTCATCAAACAGTGTCCTGCGATTGATCTGCGCTGTAAACCGGTAGCTTCCACCGCCTGCCTGTCGCCCTGCTGTTTCTTCCCGAACGATCTTTCTGAGCAGAGCTTCCGGTGTCTCGATGTTGTTACCCTGTTTCTGGTCGCCTAAGACCGCAAGGAACTCGCTTCTTGGTGGAATAACTGCACCTTTGGCTAAATACGGAACTGTTGGAACACGCGGAAAAGTAGCTTTGAATCCGATAGTCTTTGAACCAGTCGGGGTCGGGACTTTCCATGGTCCAAAAGAGAACGCTGATTCGACTGTGCCGATAGCACTATTAATAGTTCCGATTGCTCCATTTACGATTCCAATAACGCCATTAAACACGCTTGCTACCGTGTCTCTAATTTTCGTGAACGTGTCAACCACCGTGTCTCTTGCGTTTGCGAATTTACTGACTATAGCATCTCTAATGGCCCCTACTTTTGTAGTCACCGTATTCCACATACTTCCAAAAGTTGTCGTAGTTTTTTCACGCGCATACTTCCAAACCCCGCCAATTTTTTCTTTGAGATTTGTCAACTTCTTTGTCACTCCGTCAACAAGCGCCCTTGTTTTTCCAATAACCCAGTCTTTTAGTTTTGTAGCAGCTTCTTTGATCTTGTCCCAGTTCTTGTACAGCAGCACTCCGATTGCTATAGCAGCGCTGACTGCGATTACGAAAATTCCGGCAGGGCCGATAGCTGTTGCAATAGCTTTGATTCCGCCCATGATGCCGCCCGTACCAGTCATTAGTGCGATAAGCCCCTTTGCGGCCATAGCTATCCCAGACACGCTCTTAATAACACTTGATGCCAATCCTGCAATCTTTGCTGCAGCGAACGCCCCGATCAGGGCCGCACCGAACGCTTCAACTATCGGCTGATGATCGGCGAGAAATGTAGCTACTTTTGACACTAGATTAATCACTGTCGGAAGTCCTACCTCAATAATCCATGTCAACATCGGGAGAACAATATTTTTATAAATCCATTCAAGGACGTTCCCGATAGATTCCAGAATTGGTGCAAATGCACTCGTCAAATTGCTAATGGATTCCAACAATGGATAGAAGTCCAAATTTGCCGCCCATGTTGCCGTATCCTCTGCAATTTTCTCAACAAACTGCATAACTACTACAAGAGCATCTGCAATGTTCTGAATAATCTGTGTCCCGACATTGTTCTTGTTCCATGCGTCAGCAAAGCCGGATGCAATGTTACCGATAGTTTTAAGCACATTCTGAGCAATCTTCAGCATGGTCGTAAGCATCGTTGTGCCTGTACCATTTGTCCAGACTTCAACTAGGCTTTTGCCTACACTCTTGGCGAGCTTTGCAATTCCAGACAGGGCAATCTGTGCCGCATCAATGGTATTCTTGCCCTCTTTTTTCCAAGCATCTTGAAATGGTTTCCAGAGTTTTTTTAAGAGCTTCGCAAGCTTTTCAGCTGATTTGCTGATTTTATCCAGAGCGGTTTCACCCTCTGCTACTTTTCCATAATCTACGTTGCTGACTGCACTCGGAAGAGATGTTCCGCCGCCGCCACTCCCGCTACCGGATGCCGACGGAGTTTTACTTGCTGTTGATGATGTATCCTGTGTAGAATACCGATTAATTTCATCGAGCGGACTAAGATATCCTTTCGCCGCTTTTGCCGCATCTTTTGTGGCATCAGCTACATCTTCTGTAGAATCCGCAAGCTTGCTGGCATTGTCTGCTGCCTGCCCGTAAGCATCTGCCGTATCCTGCACACCACTTGCATCGCCTGTGAGACCTGCTCCACTTCCACTTATCTGGCCTGATGATTTCTTACCAGTGATAAGCTCCGTAAAGCTTTTGAAAGCATTTGCCAGTGTTGCCAGCTTACCGAGCAGAACGTTAATTACTTTCAGAACAGGTGTGAAAATATTAATCAGTCCCTGTCCGACTGTTGCCTTGAGAGACTGCAACTGCAACTGCATTACCCTGACTTGGTTCGCCCAGCTGTCAGAAGTACGGATAAAGTCTCCAGATGCAGCCGATAACTGTTTCTGCACAAAAGCCAGGCGGAGAGCAACTTTCTCCTGTTCGGTCATGGCAGATGTGGTTTTGCCATAGCCGTTTGCAAGTGCATATTGGTCAAGTGCCGACTGGGTCATTACCACGCCGAGGTCCTTGAGCGTTTCTGTTTCGCCTGTAAACACTGATTTCAGCTTGATATAAGCCAAGTCCTGACTGATGTTATAGAATGATGCCACATCACCAGTCAGCTGTGTCAGAGCTGTTGACATATCATAAGCCTGCGCTTCAGAGAAGCCGAACGACTTAGACATTGCTCCGAACGTACCAACATACCTTTTTGCCATTGTCTCTGACAGTCCGGCTGAGGTCATAGCGTTCTTTGCAAATTCGTTGACCTTATCCGACATGGTTGTAAATGTAACATCGACCACGTTCTGAACTTCTGCCAGATCAGAGCCAAGTTCCACGCACTCTTTCCCAAACTGCGCTAATTTGCCGACAGCAAACGCCCCGCCAATCAGCAGACCGATTTTTTTTACAGCACTTCCAAGGCCGTTAAATGACTGTTTTATAGCTGATACGCCATTTCGGACACCGGTTGTATCCATTCTGGTATCAATAATGACTGAGCCATCAGCAGCCATGTGTCCACCTCCTAACTATTTGAGGCCAGCATCTCATTCAGCTTATCTTTATAAGCTTGCTCTTCTTCGCTGAGACGTGTTTTTATATCAATAATGTTCTTGCTTTCCTGATAGAATTTCTTTTCCCATTTATCCAGACGTTCGCCTTTTACCTTTTTTGACCGGATTCCAACAACTGTGTTGAACAGGCACTCGCCGGATTCCATAAAGTATCCGAAAAACGTCCACCAGTGCATGTATGGAACGGCTCTGATTTCTTTACCGGCAACTTTGTTCACAGCCGGAACGATCATATCTCCATCCTGCTCCCAGTCCATCAAACGGGGTTTCGGGTGGTTCGGGTTATCGTCCAACTGTCCGCAGTCGATGAACTCCGATGCTTTCTGACAAGCTTCGTCCAGGCACTCAGCCGGTATATTCTGCCAGTCCTCAAACAGAATCTGTAGCATAACAACTGCTTTCGCCTGTTCATCCAACTCCGGGTCATTCATGGCAATCAGAATATCTATAATCACACGAAAATCGGTTCTAATAGAAAAATCCACCCCACTGATGTTGAGTGAGGTGGGGAGCTCATAGGCGGTCATTTTGTATACTTCTCCGTGTACTTATTGACTGCTGCCTGCATTTTCTTTTTTCTCTTTTCGATTTCCGGTGCGATTGCTTCTGCGATCTTATCCAGGACGATATAAGCGAATACCTGGCCATTGCCGAATACAGTGGTTGCTGTGATCGGTTCTTTGAACAGGTCTTTTGATGCTTCGTATCCGAGCAGATAGTTGATTTTGTCTTCAATCTGTTTATTGAGTTCAGCCATTTCCTTACCGGAAGTGACTTTCTGAATAGAATCTTTGAGCTGCTCAAAATATTCTGTCAGTTCCTCTGCACGTGCTGCTACATTGATGTCCGTCGGGTTCAGCTTAAAAGAAGAAAAGACTTCGTCTTCATTATTTGTGAATGTAAAAATGAGAATTCCATCATCAATTTTGGTATTAATTATTTTTGCCATTTGGCGTGCCCTCCTTGTATATGTGCTTATTCACTGTCAGCTGTGAATGTACCGGAACTGATGTCGAACTTTCCTTTTACACGTTCGCCGACATAGTTAACGGTAAATGGAATCTGATAGCCGGATGTATCGCCGCCGTAGCTTGTCGGCACAACGTAGCAGTCCTGCTGATATGCTTCATACTTGCCTGCTGTGGCTTCTGTCCAGAGATGAACCTCAACTGCTTTTGTTTTGAGATTATCGTCTTTGAGACGCCCATCTACGATCTTCTGTAACGCTGTGAACAGATCAGAAGTGGTATCTGCATAAAACGGATCAGCATCAGAAGAAACTTCGTAGCCGTTATGCTTGAATGTGGATTCTCCAAGAATGTTTTTAGACGTTTCAGTATCCGGATTGAGTTCGACATTGTACTCTTCCAGATCTTTTCCAAGACGCTCATATTTCGGTGTCAGTCCCCCACAGAGAGAGCCTGCATCGATATAATGTGCCATATATTTACGGTCAATTTTTCCTGTAACTGCCATAGAAATGTCCTTTCTGCCTATAACTTTTAAAAGGCCGTGTAGGTTAGCGACTATCTCCAATTGATAGCCGGTTGTTACTTGTTATATTACTTCATAAGTGTTTTCATAGCGCACTGACAATGGCAATAACCAATCCTGTACGCCGCTCTCCTGTGGCTCTAAACCATAGGAATTATCACGTGTGATACGTTTTATCACTCGTCCCTGTGAAAGCTCAGGGAACACATTTAAACGTGTCTCAGAGCCATTTATAATAACTGGTTCTCGACATATCCATTTACCGAGATTGTCAAGGAACTTCTGAACAGATAGTTTCTGCCTTTCTTTGTCAGATGCTGTACGATATACCACGTAAAATGGGTACTGACAAATTTGGTGCATTATTCCGCAAACATCTTCTTTTTCTGAATAGACCAACGCTCCGTTATCTGCCGAGAACGCAATTCCCGATTCCTTGCCAAGTTCTTCAAATTTGATTGTTTCATTTTCGTATAGTCCTGGATACTGATTCAGAAGTGCTTTCATGGCATCTGTCAGGATTTCATATCCAGTTGCATCTTTTCCAATAGGCTTATCTGCCATGTCTGCCGCCTCCTGCCTGTGCTTTTACTTTGCGAATCCATGTGCTACCATATTGTCGTTTAGCGGCGTCGAACCACTTTGCCTGTGCCTGCGGGTGTGCCTGCTTGGTGTATTCAAGATTTTCCTTTGCAGCTGTCCGACCAGAGAACTGACTGACAAGGACTTTCTTTGCTCCACGTCTTGCATAGGGGCTTCCGGTCAACTCGTCAACCATTCCTTTTCCTTCATACAGAAAACGCCCATAAGGAGCCGCCGCTGCACACACAAGTCCAGTTCCTTGCAAGGATGTACTTTCAATTCTTGTTCGGTTGATAAAGTCCCCTGTAATCATCGGCATAAATGGAACCATACTGTCCATGACCATTCCGTCAAGGAGATATTGAGCTTCTTGGTACTGCCTGGAGAATCTGTCCATATTTAGCTTTATTTTCATATCTCCATCAACTACGGAGAACCCTTTAAAATGATGAATTTTACTCATATTACTTACCCAAAATCTCAAAATGCGGAATCAGTGTATACGGACCGCCTACACTGGTAATCTTAAACACGTTATCCTTATTCTCATTCATGTACTGGTAGAATCCATTTCGATAATCACTGTCAGATACCGTTCCACCATTCCACTCACCCTCCCAAAAAAATGACTCGTCCGAGAATGTGATAGTGTCTTCCAGAGCGTTGTTAATCTGCCTTTTCCACTCTTTAGGCGGCACCCATGGAAGAATCTTGCCGTCTCTATCGGTAATGGTTATGTCACCATTCTGGGCAGTGTATCGAACGTGTAACTGTGCGTTGTCAGTTGCGTCTGGCCCGTACTTTTTAAGGATTGCCCCTTTGTCCGTAATGAGGTCAACGCCGGATAAAACATGAGGATACCAGTACGCATCTCCTGTCGTGGCTGATTCGTAATAATTAAAAATCGTCACCGTTTTTTCGTACATGATACCCTCCTATCCTTCACATATTGCTTTTGAAAATCTGTCGTGGAATGCCTTGATTCTAACAATATTACCTTTGCATTCTTCCGGCACTTTCCCGTAAAAGACAATGCTTTCTGGGTGTAATCGTTCAATCATAGCATTATAGCCGGAAAGAAATAGTTCTTTCTTTTTCTTGCTATTCATGCAGCCAACTGAAGATACCGCCACTGTTCCACCCTCTGGTTCTCCATCAAAACACCAATCGTAAGAATCAAGTGTACTCCATGATATTGTTGGAATAACACGGCAACCATATTCTTGCAAATATGCACCTATCCAGTGCTTGCGGTAATGGTTGTATATCTGGATAGCTTTAGGGAAGTCGGTGTAGGTGCTGAAATCTGGTGTTAGAATGTACCGGAATTTGCTCAGCTTATCCACGTACCTGTCTGGATTTCTCCATAGTGCATCAAACTGATAATCGTCCAAAAAGAAATGAACAGCTTTCTCTTCTGGATTATTGCATTTTCCTCTGGCATAATTAAAACCGACAAATTCGCAATTGCCCTCGAATGTCTCAGGTTGTATCTGCGGTATACCATATTCACCAATGCCAGGAAAGATACGGCGGTTTAGATTTTCGTAAGCTATGCTTGTCTCTTTATTTGCCATAGGCTATTTTCTTCGACGTCTGCGGCGGTTTACGCGGTTGACTTTTGCATCTGCTCTCGAACCACTGGACAGCGTCCTGTTCGATGCTGTTTCTCTGTCTAAGAATGTATTTGTCGCCTTACGATCAGCCTTATACGCTTTTTGATCTTTTCTCATCTCAGACGCGGAGATATTTTTCACAGTAGCACCGTTGGATACTGCTCTTTTTTTGAATTCACTCGCAGACATATTCAGCGGAGTAGGCTGTGGCGCACCACCTATTCCAATCTGATAGTAGTGCCGCCCGTTCTTGTTTGAGAAATAATACCTCGTTGTTTCACCATTTCTGATTACATCAAGTCCGCTGGTTCCGCTGGAACTTAGTCCACTACTTCCACCACGTCCACCCATAAAATCACTCTTTCTGCACTGTCTGCTTAATAACCTGATTCACACCAGTAGCCGACAATCCGTTAAACATACCGACCGCAACCGCTGTGATATAATCCGTTGCCGGGAAGTCCGGGATAACTCCCATTCCGACTGCTCCGAGAATTCCACCAATAACCGCCATGATTACTGGAATCCATTCATCAGAGATTCTTTTTGATGCTTTGCAGCCCATTCCTACGATATAGCAAATCATAACGATTGCTATACATGAGCCTAATGTTGAAATGTCCATTATTTATCACCCCTTAACGCCTGAATAGCATTCATAAAATCAGCTGTATTTTTAGCCATTTTCTCAACATTTTCAGGCTTTTTAAGTTCTTCAATAGTTTCACGGAATGCCTGCTTTACTTCGGGATTTTCTCTGAATATCTTTTTCATATTTTCCCTTGAACATTCAAGGCAAATGTCGGTACTCCAATGTGGCTTAAGTTCTTTTCCGCACTGTCTGCATTTCATACTCACACCCCCGCATAAAGAATCGGTATTCCATCATCCGTCCTTACTCCCATCAGAAGCGGCAAAGCTGTCTTTAAGAGCAAGTCGTTCGTTTTCTGCACATCTCCGGCGGCAGCATACACCGCACTCCATTCCTTTGCACTTGCCCCAATTTGCTGTGGCGTTGCGTAAGAGATGGATTCACTGCCGGAAGACACAGATGTTACAATGCCTGTCGTGCTACCACCGGACCCGATTGCGGTTGACGTACCGCTCACAGCGGCATTGGTAGCATTCTTCTCAGCAAGTTCAATCTGATACATTAATTCAGTCAATGAACAGACCGCCTTTTTGATACGTTTTTGCGAACGTTCGTTTGTTGGCAGTCCGTCCACCAACCTGTCAAACGTCATTGTGTCCACAAAATCACTGGCTCTTTCTGCCAGTCGTGGAAATTCGGTTTCTGGCACGACATTGCCGAATGATTCTGTATAGAATTTATAATCTGCATAAGCCATGCCAGTTACCTCCTACATTTATGATTTTGCTGTTACAGTCGCACTTCCGGCATTCAGTGCTTTGTATGTTCCGTCACACTCAACTACTGTGATCTTCTGTTCAGTTGCCGCCTTAATGTCAGCTTTTCCGTCCCAAGAAGTCCAGTTTCTGAGGTTCTGGCCATATCCGACAGTTACTGCATCTGCTGCAACTTTGTATTTATATACGTTGTTGGCATTTTCCTTAGTCGGATTTACGGTAATTTTTGTATCACCGCTTGCTGTTCCAGCCACGGAATTTACTGTCAGAGTGCCAAGCGTTGGTGTCTCATCAATGGTGATTACTGCGATTGCGTCAATGTACTCCGCAAAAAGAGTAAGTCCCATAACCGCAAACGCCTCAGACACTGCTGTGTGATAGTTGCCCTGAGTATGGAATCCGATCAGGTTTGTCTCACCGGAAACGGTATACACAAGACCTGCTCTTGCGAAGTCAGATTCGTTCGGGTCAACATAGTACAGGACGATGTTCTCAACAGGAGTTGCAATAACCTGCCCTCTTGGAATCTCACTGTCAGATAACAGGAAGATTGTGTTGAATCCCATGAAATCTTTCATGTACTGGAAACCGAACTGATTCTGAATAGTAATCTCAGCTGCTCCAAGGTATTCATATACGTCCAGAATATTGACAAATCCAACAACGCCAGTCACATTCCTGTGCATCTGTTTGAATTTGTTTTCTACTCGACCCTTGGCCATCGCCAGAGCCATCTGGAATGTTGTTTCTGTGGAAGTAAGTGTACCGGTTTTCAGATAATCGTAAAATCTGCCGGTAACGTCAGTCTGAAGCTGGAAAAGGAATTCATCATCGGTCATCTGAACGGCGTTCTCATAACCGTGATCCTTGATTGCTTCGATAGATACAGCCTTTGCGTACTTCTCAATGGTCATTTCCGCATAGTTCTTTTCTTTTACAGTAAACTTGCTGTAAGGGATTTCCTCGCCCTCACCGACAAGTCCGCTCTGCAAAGTACCCTCTGCGTACTTGGACTTGAGTACAGCACCCGGCTGTTTTTTGATAGGTCTCATGATACCCAGAATATCACGTAAGTGCTGCCAGTTTCTTTCAAATCTGGTAACGAAGTCAATCTCGCGTGCTGTGACATGAATATCATTCGTCATGATAAGATTAGCTTTTGCTGCCATATAAAAAATCCTTTCTACCCATAATTGTTAAGGTATTGGGTTAGCGGCTATACTCTGGTGTATAGTCGGTGTAAAAAATCACTGGAATAACTGGATGTTCTGAGCGATCGCCGCCTGTCTCTCAGACGGGTCTTTGATTGCTTCGATATCTTTCTTCGTCATGCTTCCCGGTGTCTGCTGATGTCCAACGTGAGTGGTAAATCTTGCCTGTTGCTGCTGAGCCTGCTGCTGAGATTCATCTACAAAAGCGGATGCGTCAGACTGCTTCATCTGTTCGATCAGATCGTTCAACCCAAGGATTTTGCCGTCTTTCAGCTTAAGACCTGCTTCTTTGATGTCTGCCATGACTGATTTCTTTGCCGCTTCGCTTGAAAATTTAACATCATCGAGTGCTGCTTTGAGTGCGTCTGAGAAATCACGGTCATAGATCTTTGCATTAAATTCTTTTTCTGCATCTGCCGCTTTCTGTTTCCAGGTCTCTAACTCACTTTTAACATTTGCCGGGTCAATACCGTCAAAGCCTTTTAAGGTTTCTTCTGCTGTCTCAGCACGTTCTTTCCAGCTGTCTCTCTCTCCTTCGACTTTTGACAGAGTTTTCGCTACTTCTTTAGCATTCTTATAATGCTCAGAGAGTGCTTTCTTCACATCTGCCTGCTTGTCTTCCGGGATTTCAATTCCAAATGATTTTAATGTGTCAATAAGTTTCTGCATAACATCCTCCTGGTCGTGTTTATTGACCTGCCGCCGCAGGTAAGTGGATTAAGCCAGTTAGACCACTGGCAGGGTAATCGGAATGGCAGGAATCGAACCTGCGGCACGTAGTTTATACATTGCTCTGCCACTGAGCTACATTCCATTAACCCGGATTCCCGGGTTAGCAAGGTGTTTAACGTGTCATGCCTGCCACGAGTTGTTTCGGGCATCCATCCGCCCATTTACCTTTTACAAGGAGGTGCACACTGTCTACATGATCGCATAGACAGCGATGGTACGCGTCGGAAATTGCATCCGCTTTTCAACCTCATGCTTCTTATGTGACAATCCGGTCACTGCATTTTCTATTAAGGACACGCACCCGTGAAAGGAGGAATCAATGAAAAAAAATGTCTATGTCAAGTGGCGGCAACCACTTACGAATCTTCCCTATGAATATATTTTACCACAAAGTATCCCAAAAGTTGTGGTACATGTTTTAACTAATTAGAGCATATCCCGGAGCTTTTCCACGTATCTTTTAACAAGATCACGTTCTTCCCTGCACTCTGCATCCTTGGACATATCGCTCATTTCTGTAGTAAGCTCGTCAAGGTGTTCTTCCAATGCGGCAAGCATCTTCCTCTTGCAGTCCTCAGATTTGCCGGAACGATAGCTCTGTTTCTGCGTCATATAGTCGTCATAAGCATCTCGTCCGTCAGAACGGCTGTAATGCCCTCTGACGTAATGTTCGCCCCGTCTGGCATAAGAGCTACCTCTGTCGTAATCCGGCATCATTCTGCCATCATTTGAGCTGTATCTCCCCATGCTGTCGCGTTTTCTTCCGCGTTCGCTGTAATCGTCATTGTATCCGCCGCCACGCATCTCATCAAGGACAGTGTTGTAGTACTCTACTTTCTTATCCCAGTACTGCGTATTCTTGATATCTTTGTACATGTCAATCAGCTTATATGTCATATCCAGATTTCCGGTGGTCAGTCCGTTATCAGCGATTTTGGACAGTTCATCTTCGATTCTTGCACATAAGTCTTTAATGTCTCTCATAATCACACCTCCTACGCTTCTCTGGTCACAACAATGTTTGCATTCGCAACAGAAACAGCCTGATCGCTCGTGTTCTCTACTGCGATATTAACGCAACATCCGCGAGGTACATCAATATAGATACCAGAGGACACATTGTTGTACTGGTCTACTGCTGCCGGTGTGGAAATCATTTGTGAAGATAATACCGGTTCGCCAGAGATTGCAATAGCCAGAGAAATAGCTCCGACAGTGCCGCCTGTTGGAATTGCGATATTACCAGAAAAATCCACGAAGAATCTTGCTTTACACTGGTTGGTCAGTCCTCTCAGGGTGATGATTCCGCTTCCCTCTCTGTGCTGAATACAGTTAGAACCTTTGACTGCTGTGTTTGAAAATACTACGTTTCCATTTGCTGCTACAGTCTGAGCAGCTACATTTGTAAATTCTGCCATAAAAATACTCCTTTCATATCACAAAAGGACAGGTCTCAGCCTGCCCCTCTGTGTAATACGGCGTAAGCCGACATCCGAAATCAATCGAAAGATACTCTCGATATGAAGTTATCAGCAATTGCATCCAGTGTTACATCCGCATCCGTAATATGTGTTCGGATTAGGAACCTGATATGCCGGGATCGGTGCTGGATTGATCGCATTAATAAGCTGCTGTGTCTGTGAAGCCATTGCAGTTGTGAGTAATGCACTCTGCCGATCCTGAGAAGCGGCACGTCTGAGGTCGTTATTTTCAGCCTGTAAGTTGGAAATCTTTTCATTGCAGAGATAGTCAAGAATCGCTCTTGTCCCTGCATTCTGGCTGTCGATAATGTCTCTTGTGTTGCTGTTCATGGTGTTCTGCAATGCACAGGTATTCTGTGCCATGTTGTAGTTTATGCCCTGGATTGCTTCTCTGGTTTCACAGCAGCAGTTTGCAAGCTGTGCCTGGAGTGCATTGGTATTCTGCATATTTGCTACAGTGTCAGCGTTAATAGCCTGCTGGATGCCGAAGCCGGTCTGCATGATGTTTGTGTTGATTCCGTTAAATCCGGTAAGCATACCATTATTCATGGCATAAAAGCCATCACAGAGGCCACTATTGATCCCGTCAAGTTTGCTGATTACTGCGGAGTTATCAAATCCTCTCTGAATGTCTGCCTGAGTAGCCGCCGTGGCTGCATATCCACCGCCGTTGCCGTTATTGCCCCAGCCATTGTTTCCCCATCCGAAGAAAGCAAAAATGAATAAAACAATAATCCACCAGCTGCCATCTCCACCAAACATGCCGTCATTATTTCTACCGTTTCCAGTAGCAGCGGCAATATCTGCTAAGCTATAATTTCCATCCATAATAAAAAGCTCCTTTTTAATATATTTACATTGATTTGGCCAAATCATAATGTACTTATTTAGAAAAATGTGTTATAATTTAATTGTACGGATAGGGTAGCTCCCGAAAGTCTCATGTCCTAGAGATTTCCGTACATTTATCAATAGGACACGCACACTGAAAGGACAGGTGTTATTTTTATGCAAGAAATTTGGAAAGATATACCCGATTATGAGGGAATATATCAAGTTAGTAACTTCGGGAATGTAAAAAGTATGAATTACAATCATACTGGAAAACCTAAAAATCTGACTATTAAAAGTCATCATTCTGGATATAGAATGGTTATGTTATGTAAAAACGGAAAACATAAAAATAAAACCATTCATATTCTTGTGGCAACTGCTTTTATTCAAAACCCTTTAAATAAACCTTGTGTTAATCATATTGATGGTAATAAAGCCAACAATTATGTAAAAAATTTGGAATGGGTATCGCGTAGCGAAAACACCAGGCACGCAATAAAAACAGGATTACGCGTCGATTCCAATATGACTGGTCGTAAAGGCATATTAAATCCCCTTAGTCGTCCAGTGTATCAATATACAAAATCAAATCAGCTTGTAAAAAAGTGGCCATCAATATCTGATGCAGCCAGATATTTGAATTGTCCACCAGCGTCAATTGTAAATAATGCAAAAAGACGAACCAAAAGTTTACATGGTTACGTTTGGAAGTATGAGGAAGATTAATTCTTCCTCTTTTTTTATTTCATTCCTTTCAACATGTGCTGGAATTGTCCTGCCATCTGCTGAACCTGATTAAGTTGCTGCTGGGAAATCTTCCCAGACTGTAACATCTTCTGAACTTCTGCTTTCGGGTCTCCCTTAAAATTCTGTTTAAACTGCATAAACTGCTGTATCATCTGCATTGGTCCGTTTCCCTGTGGCATTCCACCACCAAGTGCATTAAACAATGGATTACTCATCTGCATTTCCTCCCTTGGCTGCTGATTCCTGTACGGTATTAGCTCTAACAGGTTCAGAAAAAGAATTCAATCGGTTTATGATAGCTTCGTATTTGCCCTTTAAATCGTCGTATTCCTGTCTTGTGACGTATTTATTGTCCATGTTCTGAACAGGCTGTTTAGGTGGCATCTGAGTGCCTACCTCGTGGTATTCAAACGTCCGTAATGGCTGTGGCATACCGGAAACGTCTGTGGATTTTATAAAGAATTTTTCACTTTCACTATCCATCAGTAAAACACTTGTCCCGGGTGCTACCAGATAGGATTTTGCACCGACTTCGCCAGATACCCACAGGATGCCATTGTTATTCTGCTGGGGTTGCTGTACTGGTTGAGCTGGCATCTGGACAGGCTGTTGCTGGAACTGATTCATCTGTCCCGGAACACCAAAACTATATTGATAAGGATTATTATATAATGCCATCTCGTACACCTCCTATGACTTATTCTATGACTTATTCTATGACTTATTCTATGACTTATTCTATGACTTATTCTATGACTTATTCTATGACTTTCTATAGCTATATTTTTGCATAGATATATCAATCTAAAAAGTTCAAAAAAGTATCAAAAAAGTATTGACATGTCACCCGTTGAGTGGTATTATAATATCAGAAAGAGGAAATGAAAACATTCAGGAGGTAAGCATTATGAAGTACGATAAAAGAAACGTCATGAGAAACGCATGGAATATTAAGAGAACAGCTAACGTGACAATGAGCGTTGCATTGAAAGCTGCATGGCACATTGAAAAAGCCATGATGGAAGCTGAAGAAATTGGAAAAAATTCTGGATGGAATTACAAAGTATTCGCAAACGATTGGATTAAATACGGAAAGAACCGTACATATATCGAAACAAGGATTTATACAAACGCTTGGAACTGCAAGAAAGAAATCAAACTTGGATATGTAGATAACCTTAGTGGAGAGTATGTCGCAGCATAAAAAATAAGGAGGAAAGAAAAATGGCTACAGAGTTAACGCATTATGGCGCAAAAGTAATTCATCAATTTGTCGAACTTGATGGACAATTCGAAAAAGCATTGCAGAAAAAAGGAATTGAATATACTTACCTTCCTGTAAGTCCTGGCGGTGAATTACGAAATAATGTCATCAAATATAACATTGACGGGGCAAAAAAATATGCCGTATTAATTGATGATCATTGCTGTATCACGGAAGATGTTCCGGAAGACGGTGATTGGTATGGGCTTTTTGAAGATATTAGAGATCAAATTAATGGGCATGAACCACGGAAAGCAGAATCAAAAGCTCATCAGGTGCTTGTAAGAGCAGAGGAATATGCAAGAGAAGAAAAGCAAAAAGAAGAAGAAAATCCTTTACTTGCGCTTCTGGCTGCAGATAAAGTTACAACGCATGATATTATGCGTAATTGCAGATTGCTTGGATATAATTCCAATACGTTTGCATTGATGTCGCACGATGATATAGATCCGGAATTTTGGAATAAATTAATGGAGGAATTCAGCAAATGCAAATATTAAAAATATATTGTAATTATGGTTGCTTATCAGCAGAAAAAAGAAACGTTTACACATACGGAGCACCAGGAACCACAGCTACTTGCTGGGATGAAATGGAAGTAGAAGTCCCAGAAGGCTGGGAACTCTACGAGAATCGAATAGGGAAAACCATGGTGACCTCTCCATGGGGTGAAGGCTATGAAATAAATGAAGTTCTTCAAGGTAATGAAAAGCCTTGTTTTTATGCGCTTGACCATGGTGGAAAAGGCCACAGATATTTTTTAAAAGAAATGGAGGAATAAAATATGAACATCAAAGAAATCCGTTTTATTTCCGGATTAAGCCAACAAGCTTTTTCTGATAAGTACAAAATTCCCAAAAGGACAATTGAAAACTGGGAGGGTGGTAAACGTAATCCTCCAGAATATGTGATAAAACTACTTGAAAGGATTGTAAAAGAAGATTTTTGTTAAAAAAATGGGAGAGGGTAGAAAATCCTCTCCTTACTTTTTAGCATACTTTAATTATTTTATTGTTCACCCTCCGGCTTAACCGCTTTGCTGTTGATATGCTCACGTTCATCTGTTCAGCACAGTATTCGAGCGTATATTCCTTGCATCTCAGCCGGAACAGTCTTTCTTCGTCCGGTGTGAAATTACACTCTATCAAGAATCTGTCTATATCTTTCTTTGTGAACACATATAATTTCATGAGCATACCCCTTATTAATGCTAACGTTGATTCTGCGCAAGATAATTTGTAAGCTTCTGTTTTGTTTTTTTTAATTCCTCAACATTATTTCCACTGATCTGACTATCCAGCATGGTTGATAGCACTTCCAGAATCAATGAATCACGTTCCGCAATCCTCTGAAGACTCTCGTAATCTCGTTTATCATGTTCTTCTAGTGTCTCAACTCGTTTGTTGAGTCGAAATGCCGGAGTAATCCACTTAAAAATTACGGCTGCCGCCCCTCCAACAATGGACACCCCTCCGCAGATAGAGAGGAAAATCTGTACAAATTCCTGTATGCTCATTTAGCTACTCCTTTTCCCAGTAATATACCGGGACTTCGTTTCCACTATCCCATGTATCGTAATATTTGCCCTCTTGCACTGTCACCACATGACCATCTATGCAGAGGATATATGTGCCTGTTGGATGATCTGCACAAAAGTCGTTGACTGTATAGATATATCGTTCTGATTGTTCAATCAGTTTGCGTCTGTATCCATGCTTATAAAGATACGCTCCCCAGACGTAATTTGCGCTCGGCATATCTGACAGAGCGCACGCCTGTATCATTAATCCGGCGAATACCGTTTCCCAGTCAAAACCGGTTGCCTTGCATATTGCCCGGACAACGCAATCTCCGGTTCTCTTACCCTTAACAGGATTCGGATTGAAATACTCCCATCTATCCATCAGTCAATCCCCTTTGCTGTTTTATATCTCCTTGCCGCTCCTCTGGCTTTGGCGGCGTTCTGGCGGTTCCACTTCGCTATCATAAGCCGGTCTTGCAGCTCTCTCAGGTCGTTCTGCTTGCAGTAATCTTTGTATGCAGCATTTTGTTTCTGCAAAAGATAAGACTTCCGGTCAAGGTCTTGTTGGAGTGCAAATCTTGTCTGTTCGTCCTTACAGTTATCAACCGCCGCTTGCATTCCAAGGACTTCTCTCTTTGTCTTGCGGATTCTTCGCTCATAAGTACGTTGTCGTTGTTCCTTTTCGTACTGCTTACCTTTGTCGGCTTTATCCTGCGCTGATAATTCTGCATAAGGATTAAATTCTCCGTCACTGGCTCCGAAGCTATGCCGACAGTTGACGCCTGACAGTCCGCTTGCCGTTCCATATCCGGTCAATGAGAAAGGCGGAAATTTCTTGCTCTTGCCCGAACGAGAATATATCTTACCTTGCCACCATGAGTGATTGCCCGGATTATGGCCGCCGTCACCCGTTCTGGCTCCTATGTGAGCACTGACTAGAACTAAATCCCAGTCCATTTCTTCCATGCGTTTTAGGGATATATCTCCCGTAGCCTGTGCCACACCAGTTCTGACAGAACGCGCAACTGCGGTTTCAATCGTGTCTTTTCTGCCAGATGGATATGTGACGGTGACACCATCTGATACAACATTATTAACTGCCTCTTTGATGGCTTGCGTATACCCAACCGCTCCAGTCATTACATGATTATATGCAAGGTCGCATTGTTCGATATAGAGCCTCTGAGCGGCACTTGCGGTGGTTCGTGTGAAATTCTTCCACTCACCCATAGTCGCAAGCATATTCCGTTCCATGAGCCTTATCATAGCTGGAGACTGCTCAAGCGGTACAGGACTTAACCCTGCTGCCTTATATACCTTATCATCGTAATTCATTGCAGTGATTCCGGCATCCTCAAACGCTTCAAGAAGTTCCTGCTGTTCACGTTTGGTGTATTTTGATAATTCTGCCAGAATGTCCTCTAGCAGTTCACCAGATTCCTGTAGCGTTCTGATTCTCCACGCATCGGCATTGGTTAGGATATAATCCTCGCCTCTGCCGATTCTTGCCATCATTCGCGACACGATCTCAGAGATGATATACTGGTGCAGTTCTTCTGCAATTTGTTCACTGCCCTCTGTAATTTGCCGTAAATATTCTGGGCTTAACATAACTACTCATCTCCAAACAGTTTTGGTTCGTCTGGCTGAGCTTCTTTGACCATTGCTTTCGCTTCTTCTAAAGCTTTTACTGCCTCAGATAATGTTTTATATGATCCAAAGTAATATCTCTTCTTGTTTCTTCTAATTTGCACCCTATACACTCCCTCACTATAATAAATGCCCTTATATCCTGTCTTATTGTCTTTTCTTAGTCTCTGGTTTAGACATTGGGTTTCGTTGTCAGCCCAGCGGCAGTTATCTGGTTCGTAGTTTCCATTTACGTCTATCCTGTCGATAGACAAGCCCTCTTTATATCCATTTTTTATAGCCCAGTCAAAGAACTTTTTCGGATCATTTAACCATTCCGTACAGATTTCTATTCCTCTTCCTCCATACTTTTCATAGTTTTTATTTTTGGGATTATTACATCTCTGCTTCATTCCCTCAAAAACATTTCCAAGTTTTGTACGAGAATACCCGTGGGTTTTCACCGCCGATTCTTTTTCATGGTTATAGCAGCCACAGCTTACAGTACTTCCATTTCTTAAATCTCCATGTCTAACGATTGTGATATTTCCACAATCACATTTACACTTCCATCTCCGAATCATTTTTCCTGTTTTACTATAAATTGGTTCGGCTTCTTCCGTAACTACAAGCTTTCCATATCTTTCACCCTCAAGATGCAATCTTATCTGATTCTTCATATTATGTTCTCCTTTTATACGTATATACTAATTCACGTATATTGTAGCATATTTTATTCTTTACGTCTATACGTATTTATGGTATATTCATATTAAAGGAGGTGTCATAATGAGTAAAATTAAATTTACGACTACCATAGATGAAAATTTATTGGAACAAATTAAAATTCTTGCAATTAAAGAAAAGTGTTCCGTAGCATCTATTCTCGAAAAATTAATATCTGATTATTTAAAATCTAATTCAGAGGGAAAATAAATCCCTCTTTTTTTATTCATCATCAAATAATCCTTTTGCTTGTGCATTTTCTGCTTCTTTTGTCATTGATACCGCCTCATCTTTAGTCATTCCCTCGAACTTCACGAAATACAACCATGCCGGGACCTTGCCGGTAGTCACATACTGCCACCATCTTGCACGGTCGTTTTCACGCACATACAGGATATCTCCGAAATCATAATTGACTTCATAAGCTCCGACAGGTGCAAGTCCGTACAGGTCAGCGTAAACATTCAGCGCGTAGATAACTTCGTCCAGACAGGATTCCAGTTTGTCTCGAACATCTTTAATGAACTGCACTGTCCTCTGCTGTTCTGCTTCCACTCCTGTAGCTGTCTGAATGCCACTAGATTCGTTGAAAACAAAGTACCCGTTGGAGAATCCAATTTTGTACCCTAACTGGCTTAAAAGGGCATTTATGCCACTTATACGGGTATCCGTGTTGAGTTGTGGATTGATTTCTTGATAGAATTCTTTTTCACCCTCCCCGAATACATTCTTTACAAAGTGCGGTAATCTCATCTCGTTTCGCCTATTTTCCATGCCCTGTGGTGACATGGCTGATACAGGTGCGCCGCTTGGCATCAGCAGTCTATCATCTGCCAGGACGATCTTCTGAGAATCGAAAATTTCTCCGGCGTTTCTGCTGTATGCAATGTCGAGGTCTTTTAATTCTTCGATAGCTTCGGCAAATATCGGAAGTCCAAGTGGTGTACTGATATCCACATTGTTCGCCTGTGGCGTCCGTAATACTCCATACAAAGCTCCGTCCAGTTTCTCCCCGTTTGCTTTTAGAATCGGTGGCGTATCTGCCATGAGGTCAGCCCACTTGGTCTGTTTAAGGTCAATCTTATCTCCGATACTCTGAGGGGATTTTGACACATAGGCTCTGTTGGAGACATAGTACGGATAGGTTGTCACGCCGTCCACGGTAGTCTCAACAAACCTATGATATTCAAGCCTTGTATAGTATTTCCGCCCAACGGTATAAGAATCCTTAAAAATAATCCCTTTAATCTCCTGATTGTCATAATCTACAATCATCACATCTGCCGGAGTAAATACGTCAAGGCTCTCCCCGTTTGGCTTAATAAAAACTGTTCCGTAAGCGCAGCCGTATTCTACCCAGTGCCGAATCTGGAAATATACCTTGTCAATCTGCTCCTGTAGCCATGTAGCCCTTGCGGAGCCGTCAATCTGAATGCCGATCGCCAGTGTTGCGAGTCTGGCAGTCTCTGAGCAGACAGATTTCGCAAAGTTAATCGTCTTGATATTATTCTTATCATCTAGCCATTCTGGTACGCCCCTGTATATGTTCGCACACCGGTTAATCAGTGATTCCATCTCTGGAAATTCTGCTGCCTGGATATTAAAGTCCTCTTCGGCTTGTTTTTTGAATATCATGTTAAACCACCTTTTTAGTGTTGTTATAAGTCCCATTATGCATTGTTACCCCTTCTTCTCCACAATGATTCTGTTGCGTATCTACAGGCATCAATTAAATGATTGTTTTCATCAGGATATCCACTTATGATATTTCCGTCCTTATCTCTTTCATATTCGTACTCTGAAAACTCTTTATAAGCGTTAGGCGTTCTTTTAGGGTCAATAACGATAGTCCTTGTCTGAAGCCATTTCATAGAATATTCTACACTTCCAGGACCTTTTATTGCACCCCTTGCCGGGAGTCCAAAATCTCTATAATCATTGATTGATTTAGGCTCGGCAGAATCACAAGTAATAGCATAATCATCATATTTTCTTTTTAGAATCTCGTCTGCTGATTTCCTATTGCTCCATTTATTTTCGTAAATTTCATCAATGAGATATATCTTTTCAGTGTTATGATTGTAATACAAACGAATAAAAGCATACGGATCAGGGAAAAATCCCCAGTCACACCCCTGAAATATTTTGTCCATGTGCCCGATCTCTTCATCTGTAATATCTCTAATCTCCAGATATTCAAAGACGTTTCCACCATCACCGTTTGGAACGCCCAGGTATTCATTCTCATAAGCTTCTGGATTGATTTCTTTCAGATGTGCTGCATCGTCAATAAACTTCTGTCCGAGCCACTCCGCCGGGGCTTCCAGATAACTTGAATGATGGATAACTCTTTTCGGGTTAGGTACCAGTTTAATCCTGTTTACCCAGTTTGATTTTGATTTTGGCGGATTATATGACGAGAAATCATAGGATTCATCACCACCACGAAGCACTGACTGATTAACAGAACGTTCCTGAGCATCTCCCTTCATTTGATCTTTTTCTTCTTTCCAGAGGATTCCGATATATCCAAACTCCGGTTTAATAGATTTTAGTTTGGTTTCATCGTCCAGACCACGGAAGTATATTGTCTGTCCAGTCTTAATATACTTGATCTCAAGCGGCGACACCTTGCATTCAAATTCTTCCATCAGTCCGAGTTCGTTGATAGCCCATTTCATGTTAGCATATACAGAATCTTTTAGAGTGCCAGCCACCTGCCTTGTAATGCAGGCGTGCATCTGGGGGTTATTCTTGATAAGCTCAACAATTTTAAAAGCTACGAATGAAGATTTCAGTCCGCCTCGACCGCCCTCGAATACATATTCGATATTGGGCTTGATTTGCCGGTTAATGTCCACATATGCCTTGCCGAGTACTCTGGCAGGAAGTTCATATTTGCTTTCGTCTGATTTTGAGACAGATACCAACTGTTCCCATTTATCTACTGCCTGCATATTGCCTTTGATGGCTTTTGCATATATGGATGCTGCTACAACAGCGTTGTTATTCGCGTCTTCATCAGATATTCCCATTTTTGCGAGCTTTGTTCGAGTACTATCAGGTGCAGGATTATCAGCTATCATTTTCGCAAGTTCAGAGAGGGTTTTCTTCCTACGGCGAGCCTGCCCAGAGGCAATTCCGCCTTTCCTTCCGTTTTCTCTAACTTCGCTCTTGCTTTGCATGCTTCCGGGTCTTAAGTTTTTTTCATTCGCCATTTGTTATTCATTTCTTTCTACCTCTCTGATTAATTCTGCCTTATTTCCTGTAAACTTTTCCCACCTATTCACTATCACGTCGCAATATGCTGGATCATATTCCATCATTCGGCATCTACGATCCATTTGCTCACAAGCGATCAATGTAGAACCTGATCCTCCGAACAAATCAAGGACAATATCTCCACGTTCTGTTGTATTCCTTATTGCAAATTCAGACAGCTTTATTGGCTTTTGTGTAGGATGAACGTATTCAGAAGAAGAATCTTTTTTTATAGTCCATACGGAACCGATTCTTTTTCCAGTTATTTCCTTACCATTATTTGTGCATAGTATAACTTCGTAGTCAGTGCTGAAAGTATGTTTCAAGTCACCAATTCCACCTCCGCCTTTGTTCCAAATAATCATGTTTGTTAAATCATGATATTTTTTAAATAGCGGTATCCATTTATCTAATACTTTCCACGTCGTGCATATGAATATAAAACCATTACACACAAGTTGTATGCTTGGGAAAAAATCTAATATTTTATCATCGTTTTCAATGACGTCAAACTTCTTACTCTTTTTCCTTAAGTTGCTTTGATATTCATATCCATAAGGCGGATCAGTGAAGCACATATCAGCTTTTTCTTCATACATTAGTTTCTCGACATCTGTGATACATGTACTATCTCCGCATAAAAGTAGATGCTCCCCCAGCTTCCACATATCACCTTTTCGAGTGACAGGATCCTCTGGAACGGTTCCTTGGTATTCATCTTCTTCAGCTTCTAATTCTTCTGATTCGAGTTCAAATCCAAAATCAGTCATATCAATATCGAATATTCCTTCGATTTCGCTGTCCAGCAAATCTAAATCCCATTCTGCCTTTTCAGATACTTTATTGTCAGCCAAACGAAAAGCTTTTATCTGTTCGTCTGTCAAATCATCAGCAATAATACATGGTACGCTCTTGAATCCGAGTTTCTTTGCTGCTTTGTATCGTGTATGCCCGGCAACAATTACGTTGTTCTTATCAATAACAATCGGAACTTTAAAGCCAAATTGTTTTATGCTTTCAGCGACGTAAGGAACTGCATCATCATTTTTTCTTGGGTTCTTTCCATACGGTTTTATGTCTTTTAATTTAATTTCTTGAACATTCATATTGAATTTGCCTCCAATTGGCTATAAAACCCCATAGTAACACTTCTGAGTATATTCTATCACAGGTCAGTAGAAAAGTTGTGGTACATGTTTGAGGAATTTTGCGTTAAAAAAGAGCCGGTAAATACCGACTCTCTAATTTTATTCATTGCTTTGTAATTTCCTGATCGTCTCGCCCTGATCTCCCGGGCATCCTGTGAAGCATTCCGGGCAATATTCGTAAAATGTGCATCTGATGCAGTCATGTGGACTGATTGAGCTGCAATATTGATGCAGCACTGCGAATGCTGATATGGCGAGCTGTGGGGTTATTTCTGGCGTAAGTTTATCTGACATAGTTATCACTCCTCTCGAATTTGCTAATTTCGAATAAATATCCCGTCTTTATCTATGTCTGTTATCTCAATATTTACATAGACTGATTCTTTTGAATAAGATTTTATTTTATAAGAATCAACATTCAAATTTAATATTCTTTTTTCTATGTCCTGTGGAAGTTTCATCCATGCAATTTTACCATCGTCGTACGCATAGATACGGAAATTCAAAACTTGGTTAATGCATATATCTACCGCAGACCCTTCTATTTTTGTTGCCTTTATCACATCTTTTACTTTCATTTCTTCATTTCCTCCAACTTCTTCCTACCATGTCTTCTTTTAACTTTTCTAATATTTCGACTGATACGTTACTCATTCAACTCCACCGCCTTTCACGATCTGCATAACTGTCTGATATAGTGCGGAATTTTTTCCGACCAGTTTTGTTATGTATGTGTCCAACTGCCGAACAACTTCATCTACATCAAAAACTGTTGGTTGTCTATTAATACAGTCAATAAACTCTTTTTGGTCGGAACTAATACTATTTCCAATTTCCCAGATTTTAATATATTCAATTAAATCGTCCGCATCAATTAGTCTGCTCATTTAATCACAACCCTCTTTCTTATCAAAAGCCAAGTCAACTCTAATCACATCCGTTTCTATCGCTGAAAGGCAGCTTACTTTCAAGTTATAAAATGGTTTCAACAGCTTCGAACCGGTATTGAATGTATCGTAATCCTCCCAGCTTCTACCCGGATGGCATATCTGAATTTTATCTTCACTTTCAGGATCGCCGCCAATTGCTGCTATTAAATCAATTAACCTCATTTTTCACTCCTCTTCTCAATTGCTTTTGCAAGGTCAGAAATGCAATCGCCAATATAGAAAATTGCTATCATTGCCACATTAATATCTGATATTTTTGCACCTAAAATCCAACAAACAAACATAATTGCCAACCATACAAGACACATTTTTTATTCCTCCTCCCACACTCCCAACAGCCTCATCCTCTCATACAGTACAGCGACGGTCTTGCGCCTGTATCCGTAGAAATCCTTCGGATTCATCGGGATATATCTTTCTCTGCTGATTTTCCTATAGCTTTTCCGGTACAGGATATTTTCGATAACCATATCCGCTATCACCGTGTTCTTCGGGCAAGCTGACAAGGCAGCACTGGAAAGCAAGTATCCGTACTCTGCCGGGAAGTCTTTCAGCATCGCATTCAGTTTTTCTATGTCTTCTGCTGGAATACCGTAGTCTTTCAGCTTTTTATTCCTTGTCAGCATACCGTTCTCCTTTCTATTCGTCTGGGTGGTGCTTGTCGTACATGATTGCCACGCATATGAGGCCAGTCACTCCGACTATGATTCCAATGGTGAATACTAATAAGAATGCAATCATGTTTAGTCCTCCTTATATGGTTCTGGAAGTGGTCGCCATGCAGTGACTTTCCAATACGCCCTAGCACCAGTTAGTTCCCAGCGTTTCAATCTGCTTTGAAATTTTGCATAGGTTGAACGATATACTCTTCCGTCCATGCAGGTTACCTGATACGTACCGCTTGATTCCGGAAATCTCTCACTGACTGGAATCCATCCGTTTTCTTTCTCATCCTGTTCCAGATCCTCTTGAAGCTGTTCTATCATTTCTAGAAAATCTCTAGCAGTAACCAATTTGTATCTATTTACAATATCTTGCATCCAATCATGATAACTGGACAATCTGTCTTTGATATGGCTCATTATTCCACCTTCTCATAAGTTTCTCTGAATATATCTGGCTTACACGGATAAAATTCACCGTGGACACCGCGGATGATATAATCACCAATGTTTGCAAGATGTTCGCCCTCAAGCGTCTTAATAACCAATCCACCCGGAACCTTCCAGTGGTCAATATAGAAATTCTTACCTTCTGCCGACATGTACTGGTCTGTACACTGATAGTCCGTCAGGAAATCGAACATTTCTCGATGATTTGTACCAGTCCACTGTACTGCATCAATTACAACTGGCTTCTTTCTGTACTTCATGCTTCCACGCTCCCATCTTCTGGCATCTGAAACAGGATTGATTTTCTTATCTCATTTCCATAGCCTTTTAATACAGCAATTCCATGCGCCACACTTTCTTTTGTATCATAGCTTCCTGTGTATGCCGATCCCGCCAGCCCATTGCCAACAATTTCACCAGATTTGTATTCCATGTATGCTTCCTGAATCATATCCAGCACTTTC